CGATATCCATAACAGCAGTTGCTTTTGTGTCGCCAGTAGCGTCAGCACCTGTTTGTGAAGGACCACAAAGTAGTAAAGATATATCTACATTTTCTACATCATTAAATTTTTCGTATGCAGTTGCAATCTCAGCGTTTGTAGCAGCGTAATCGTCTGTTCCAGATGCCAATGAATAAGTCTTAACAACAAATGCATCGCCTTGAGAGTTATCGAAAGTTTGACCTTTCTTAGCACTACCAGAGTTTGCGAGTGTTGTTTCATGGTCCATTACATATACGAGATTACTTTCTCTGTATATTACATCAGCAAAAAAGTTTGAGTTGCCTGAAGCGTCTTTAGCGTCAGAAGCCTGTGAAACGCCAGGAAAAGTTTCTAGAATTTCTCCAACAGTTCCTGTGATTCCGCCATCTTCGTCTAACACTACGATATGCATTTCATCTAATGAACCGCCAGCAGCAACAACATCATCTGTTGAAGTTGGTGGGCCGTCAAAGTTGAAATAATATTCCCAATGTCTTAGAACTTTAGCGTTGTCAACGACAGCGTGTCTTAGTCCGCCTGTTTCTGTTTTACCGGTTGCAGGATTAAATCTTGCGATTGTTAATAGATGAGTACTGATTGCTGTGATTTTGTAGAAAAATCCTGAAGGCGCACCATCAGTTGAAGGCACATTACTTGCGTCTCCAAATTCTAGTATGTCGCCAACTTGCATTAAACTACCATCGTCAACAGTTATTGTTGTATCCCCAATAGCGGCAGATGCATCAGCAACTAAATTGCCACTCATTGAATGAGGTCCAAAAGCAGTTGAGTTTGTACAGACAGAAATTTTAAGTGAGTTTCCTAGAGTTCCTGCTTCTCTAGCGGCATAGGCCCCTACGTTAGCAGCAAAACTAGCATCACTTGAATAATTGTCCAGGTAATCAGTAGTGTTTTTTATCAGGATAGCAGTACCAGATACAGCAGCATTTACCATGCCTGTTATCGGTCTCACTACCTTCAGATTGTTTCCGTATCCTAAAAAGTTTGCGGCACAAAAGAATTCCTCAAAGTTAGATGAATTTGGTTTCCCAAATGTATTAACCAACTCTGATTCAGATGAAATAGTTGTTATCTCATCAATCGGTCCTTTCTCTGCCGTCAATACTATTGCACCTGCTGATGTTGAGACAGCAGGTATTACATTAGTAAGGTCCTTTTCAGTAACGAGAACTCCTGGTGATACTTGAAAAGCCATATTTTAGTTCTCCTTATTAATAAGTTTATTATTAGTTATAACCCTTTGTGTATATTTATAGTATGCCAAAACTACACTATTCTCCTTTGCGATATGATACAGGTCGCCAAACTTCTCCTGCGTCAACAAAATAACCATCTTGTCCATCAGGGTCGTTCAGTCCGTCATCTATGAACCCAAAAGGCGCCATATCTGCCTCGATAGCATTCTGTTGTTCAGTAAACATTTGACCTCTCACATCTACATTTGTTAGTTCTTTAAAATATCGTTGATTTGCTAACCACGAAAATATCACTAAACACATCACTAAATCATCTGTTGCTCCAGCCTCAGCCTCAAAAGATTTTCCTTTAGATATAAAGGTTGATAATTCTGAGATAATATCAAAATCTGAAATAAGTAATTTATCTCCCTCAATTAAACTTTTGAGATTAGAAGTTCCAATCTTTTTCGTGCCTTTAGTCATTCTCAAGCCTAGTTGATTGCCACGACCACTAAATCCTCCACCTAGTACTTGTCCAGAACGACCTCTTTGTGTAACCATCATCATGTTATCATACTCTAATTCAAACTGTAAGTTATCTGCTACTTGTTGCCCTAAATCGTTTATCTCTACTAAAATAAATGCTTTGTTATAATGTTTTGCAACCTTTTCTATAATACTAGGAAAAAGAAGAGGTTTGATTTCATTATCTCTAAACTTTGCAACTACTTTATATGGTACACTTGTACAATCTATCACACAAAAGGCTGAATAATCACTCGTTAATCCTCTTGATACATCAACTGTCATTGTATAAAGGCGGTCTTTCTTTGGCATTTCGTAAACATCTAAACCACCACTTCGTTTAGGTTCAATAACAGGCATAGTTTTTATTTTACTTGCATTGATAAGTGTGTCAACACTACCTAGAAACTCACATTCAAACTCTGTTTGAAATTGTGCTTCACTTGTATTCTTTATTGTTTCTTCTTTCCACTTTTCATCACGACCTGGTACTTCACTCCAATGCACTTCGACAGGAACAAAATTGTTGTTCTTGTTCGTTGCGTCCACCCACATCTTGTAAAACATATTCATTCCATGAGGTGTAGATACTATCATCACCTTTGATGATTTACCAGATGATATTGTAGGATAAACTGAACTAAAAAACTCTTCGGCAATATTATTAGGCACATAAGCAAACTCATCTAAGAATATTATATTAAAGGTACTTCCTCGAACAGCACTAGAAGAAGTACTTGCCGCTACAATTCTACTTCCATTTTCTAATTCGAGTGAACCTTTATTCCAATTGAGAACGCCTTGTTGCATCCATTTGGGTAAATGTTCGTAAGCCAATTGCAAACGACCTAATAAATCTCTTGCCGTAGAAGATTTGTTGGCCAATATTGCAACATTCACATTATCATTAAATAATACATAATGTAAGAGGTAGGAAACTATGATAGTTGACTTTCCACTTTGTCTAGGTAATTTACATATTGTAAACCTATTATCGTGAAAAGTATCTACCATCTTCCGCTGAAAGTCGTACATTTCAAAAGGCACTAAACCTTTATCAATGGTGACAATTTTTAAATATTCTTCTATAAAGTATTTAGGACTTTCAAGACACTTCATCACTTCTTCGACTTGTTTCTTTGTAAATCTAGAAGGAGTGTGAGCTTTCTTTAAGTTAGGATTACCTAAATATTGGTCTGTTGTTCCCATTTAATTTTTTAAGAAATCTTTGAAAGCTACTTTGCCTTCATTCATTTCTTGTCCGTAATCCATTTTATTCATTAACACATACATCTTTTCACCAAGTAAGTTACCAATATCATAATCTGAAACATAATGAAACCCTGCAATCACTCTGCCGTAACCACATTCGTAAGCTGCTTTCATTAACTCTTTTTCTAATTGTGGTACTTTACCAGCAACATATCTTGCAAGTATAACTGATTGACATGCGTGACCACTAGGATATGACCTAGTTTTATTTGTTTTACTTGGTAAAGTATTTAAATTAGAAAGAACTTCAGCTGGTCTTGCACGATTATAAAAATCTTTAAAGTGTTTAATTACTGGTACAGACTCTTTTATAATTTGTTTAAATTCACTATCATGAAACTCTAAACCATTTTCTTCACAAACTTTACGAATTGCATAGTAAGGTTCTTGGTCATGATTTTGAATAGACTGAACATCTTTTTCTGTTCTTTGTTTAATTATTTTTTCCACCTGATGTGCCTCTGTTAAATCATCAACAGGTGGTTCAGGTAGTGTAATTACTTCGTGTAGATTTTGTCTAAAAAATATCATTCTTTTTTACCCTTTAACATCTTTTGTAGTTCAGTTGTTGAACCAACAAATAAAGCGTTAGTAACATTCTTTGGTCCTTTATCGGGTATATCTTTTATCTTTTTTAATTTATCTTGTAGGTCTAAGAGATTTTGTGATACTTCACTTACTGTCTTGATTAATTGTCCTGCAACTTCATAGGCACGAGGATGTTCTCCTTCTTTTGCCAAACTAAGTATACCATCAATTGCTTCATTACCCTTATCAAGTAAATTATAAAGATTTTTTCTACCAGTCTCAAAGTCAATATCTGGATCCTTATCTTCAGGTACTAATACTTCGGTACTTGTTTTCTTAGGTAATACTTCCCCCTCGAAAGTTTTATCTATTTCAGCAATACCTAATACTTCGTTTAGTTTATCATCAATTTTACTCATATTAAAGTCCTCTTAACTACTTATCATCACCAGACGCTTCATCATAATCTAAAGTGTCGGTGAAGAAATCTAATGTGGTAGTGTATGTATAGTCATCATCTTTATCGGCTGATGTTGGATTTGGTGTAACTGTAACTCTTTCGACTCTTGGTGGACTAGCACTTTGTGAGTTAGTATATAAGTCGGCAGATACTTTTTTAATTACAGCTGATGTAGATATTGGTCCATACAAATATACTTTTGCTGTAAATGTTAGTGTGTAAATTATTCTTCTACTACTTGTTAATGTTCCTGTGTAACTATCTTCAAAATCTACATTGTTTAACACGATTGGTATATCGCTTTTTGTATCCATTGTTCTATCTTCAATCATAGTAACAGTATAATCAGGTTGAAAGTATGGAAGTATTTGTTCTATTATCTGTAATCCGTCATCTGAATTAGCAACATAAACACTTAAAGAAAAATTAACATTATAAGGCACAGGCGTGTATTGACTATTCAGTTTAGAAGTGTCGGCGTTTGTTGTTACTTTAGTTATCTTTTGATTCTTATTTAACTTACGACCTCCATCGTAACTATATCCAGTAACTTCAAATGACATTCGAGGTAGAGTGATTGCCACAGATGAATCGTCCCCATTTAGGTCCTGTTGTGCGTCTAATCTGGCTAAAAACTTTTCTTTTGGTGAATATGATAAAGGTACTTTAATATTTTGTAGAGGATTCCCGCTAGAATCTAATCTCTTAATATTTACATTATTAAATATTGTGCCGAACGCAATAACAGTATTACGAATTTTTTTGTGGTAAAAGTGTTCTCCAAACATTAGTATTCGTCAACCTCTCCAAATGGGTTTCTTTCGCTGAAGTCTAATATGTCATCAGTCGTTGATGATGTATTTGTTCCTGCAGCCGTTTCAAATGCCAGACCTTGGTCAGTAGGTGATTGTGTTGCCATTGTGAAACTCTCATTAATTATATAATCTATTGCACCAATACTACTTTCTAAAACAACAGAACCAGTTTCATCTTCTAAACTAAATTGGAAATTCATTGTATCAGTTGATAGACTATCTTCAACACTATCAATCTGAGCAATACCAGTATCAATTCTTTCTGAACTGTATTCAAATCGTGTGCAAGATAACTTGTATGTTGGTAAAGCACTTTGTTGATAGAACGGTTGTTCATGTTCTACAAACTGTATTTCAAAGAATGCTTTTGTTGTAGGGAAATAAACTAAATCACCCTCTTGTGGTCTATCAGCAACTAAATCTGCATTATTACCTACTAAAGTTTCCCATCTCAATTTAGATAAAGTAAATACAATATCATCTCTTAATTCTAAACCAAACTTTTTAATAATCTCTTGTTCGCCCATATATCCATCAGTATTATCTACATACATTTCAATGATATACGAATCATCAAATGAGCTTGCAGGATCCTCACCAAAGATTGTATCTTTGTTAGCAATCTTTCTTGGTAAGTAAAAGACATCTTGGCCGTAAATCTTGAGCTGTTCTATAATTAAATCTTCGTATAGTCTCTGCTCAGAAGTTGTGCCTGTGTCGAAGTAGACATTTGTTGGCATTTAATTATCCTTGTTGCATGTGGGCAGGTTCTTCATAATTCAATCTGATTTCTTCCTCTAACTTTTGTTGTTCTTGAGTTGCTGTAGAGAATAATTCAGGACCATTTAGAGTAACCCCACCTAACATAGCGGTGCCTGAAAATTTTGAAAGATTTTGTCCCCATTGTTTTTTGATTAATGTTGTGGCATATCTTTTTAGATATATGTCATCATATATATCGGTATGAGTATCAGGGTCTAATTTACGGAAAACTTCAAAGATTAAAAATTCACCTGCTGTGATATCTGTTTTCCAATCCATATCAATAAATAGTTTGTTTGATAGTTGATTAAATCTTAGTGGTTTTTCTCCCACTAAAATATGGTCAAGAAAATCGAGATGTTGCATTGTCATTTGATAATGTACAATACTTGTAGATGAAAAATCATATAAATCATTTAATCTTAATTGATATCTAACATCAAACATATTTAAGTTTGCTCTATCAGATAAAGGAAATACATTGACAACAGAAATAACTGATGAAGGAACTACAAGAAAATTGTTTCCTGTTTTGTAGGTTGTTGTAACAGAATTATCTGTAACTGATTCACTACTATCTGTAGTCATACGAGTAATATCATCAGCCGTTACTAGATATTTTAGATACATTCTTTCAACACCATCAACATGATATTGAGCAAAGTATTGAATCGCCTCATCTATTCTATCATCTACTTGGTCGTCATCAACATTTATATCTATTACAGGCTTACCTAATGCTCTTAAACAGTATTCTTTAAATGTTGCTTTTGTACTTGGGACTGCCATATTTTATTCTTCCTTTATAACTATTTATAACTATCCTAATGCGACTGCTTGAGCGATTGCAAATGCTTTAGTTGATTTAGTGTCTAATTGTGTTTGAATAGCACTAGTTACGCCGTCTAGATATCCTATCTCAGTTGATGTAACAGCACTTATAGATACATCACCACTACCGTCAGAAACTAATGCTCTAGAAGCAGTTAAGTTTTCCATCTTACTAAATGCGATTGCAGCTGACGACTTAATATCAGCATTAACAATATTTGTTATTGTATTATTATCACTATCAATACTTTTATTTGTTAGTGTATCAGTTGTATCTTTTAAAACTATTGTACCAGTTGCGTTAGGTAATGATATTGTTCTATCTGCTGTTGGGTCGATTGTTGTTAAGTTTGTTTCGTGTGCGTCAGCAGTTGCGCCTTCGAACTTAAATGAGTTTTGTATTTCAATTGTAGTTGAATCAATTGTTGTAGTTGTTCCTTCAACTGTTAAATTACCTTCTATTGTAACATTTCTAAATCCAGTAATATCTTTATTTGAATCTACAAGTACACCTTTACTTGCAGTAACAGTTCCAGCAGTAACTCCAGTAAATTCTGATGTAGTTGAACCAGCATCTGCACCAATAAACTTTCCGTCAGAAGAACTATACTTTAAAAATTTACCATCTACTAAAGCGGTACTTCTTTGAACATCATCTAAAAATTCTAAACGAACCTCACCACCGCCACCAATTGAACCCATTTGCAGAGTAACTGTATCTCTAAATGATAAAAATTCTGCTTTAAGTTTATCTAGTGAATCAATCGACTCTAACTTTCTAATTCTATTTTTATCTAATTCTGTTGCAACTTGCATTTCAGAAAGTTGTTTTGATACTCGGTCAATTATACTTTCATCATATTTCTCTACTTCTTTTGGTAACAGATACTCCATAAGTGGTGCATCTGCCTCTTTTTCTGCAACCTTAATTTCACTAACTTCTTCTTTTAGTTTCTTAGGTTCAGGCTCAACTAATAATACCTTTTTCTTCCTAACTTTTGTTTTTTTCTTTTCTTCTGTTTTTTTAAGAGTATTAAATAAACTTTCTAATTCTGTTATTTTCTTTTTGTCTTTTGCTACTTTTTTTTCTAAATCTTGTTTTTCTTCCCAATACGCCATGTAATCAGAATCTTTTAACTCAGAAACATCTTTTATATTTCCTATTTGCATTTTTGCCTCTTGCAATTGAGTAATCTGTTTTTCAATGTCAACATCAATATCAATACCAACATCTTCTTGTATTGGCAGAATAGTAGGTGGCATTAAGTCAGAGAAAAAATTTTCTAGTTTTTCTGTACCTGAATTAATATCTGTCATAATTATCTACTTACGCTTGGTGTTATCGTTGCTCTTCCCTCTATTCTTCTAGTAATTAAACCAGATGAATCGGTTGTAGTTAAATCCCAAACATATCGACCTATTGATAGAGCACCAGTTACAGCATCAGTTAATGTAATTGAACAAGTGCCATCAGTTGCACTTACCTTTGCTGTAGTAAAAGATGTTGATGAAGTAGCGAGGTGTGTTTTCCTCAATG